GCTTCAAGCTCCCGGCCGGTCTTGGTGGCGGTAATCACAGAGCCGCGCACACGGGTTTTACCGATGTACACGGACGGCAGGAAGTCCTCGCCGCCGCCGGCCGCAGCAGCTACCGCGTTCGTTCGCGCCTCGATGTCGGCCTGCACGCCCGGGCTTTTCAGCAGGGCCCGGATGCCGGCGCCGTTCATTTCGATACGTACCTTCGTCACCTAGCCTGCCCACCTTTCAACGAGAATCTGCCAGCCGTTCAGGGCGCCGGTGGGCGAGTCCAAATACTCAGGGTCGCCAACAATCCGGTACTCGCGGCCGTTGGGCAGCAGCACCTTGTCCGTGCCCCGCAGGTCGGCCGGGTTCCCGTCCGCGTCCAGCTCGGGCAGGAACACGTCGTAGGTGCCCCGCAGCGCCTCGCGGTGGTCCAAGTCCTCGCTGGTCGCCGCAGCCTGCACCAGACAATCCTCGAACCGGGTGCGGGTCACTGCCGGGCTTTTCCAGTCGAAAATGTCCGAGCCGTGGACCTGCTTCACGGGGGCCCGGAGCAGCAGCACGGTTGCCCGGCCGTAGGTGGGGGTCATGATTCGTCGCCCTCGCCCACCTGAAAGGCTGCCACCGCTTCGACCCACTTCTGCGTCGTGCCGGTGGTGGCGTTCTGGTTGTACCCGGCAGAGGAAGCGCCGGCGCTTTCCTGCTGCACATGTGCCAGCGAGAGCGCGATGGTTGCCGCGTGTTCCAGCACAGCGTCTTTGATCTGCCCGGGAATCTCGTCGGGCTCGAACCCGTAGGTGCAATCGACTTCTACCTCGTAGTCCTTCGGCCACACCGCGTAGGGTTCGCGCACCAGTACCCCAGTGCGCCGCAGCAGCCGGAAATCTGTGACCGCGGCGCCGTCCACACGTACCGCAGTGATCGCCCGGACCTCGATCGCGGGCAGCAGCAGCTTGGAAGCTCCGTTGCCGACGAGGACGAGGGTTCCGGTGGTGGTGGTCACGTTGTGATGCACCCGCCCCCGGAACCGCTCGCTCGCGCGGGTAAGCGCAAGGGTGAGCTTCGGGCTGTCCGCGGGCAGGCGCGTAATCAGCGCGAGGTCCGATTCAGCAGCGAGGTTCACCATGGCGCCGGGCCCTACTTCTTGTCAGCCGGTGCGGTGTTCGCGGACGCCGTGGACACCGGCGCCGGGATAGCCTGCACATCGCCGGCCTTCGCGCCTGCCGGCACGTAGGTACCCACGGGCAGGTCGCCGTTGGCGATCTTCTTAGCCACCGCAGCAGTGTCGGCTTTCAGGCCGCGGGCCTTCGCGTCCTTCGCCGTGTAGCGCACACCGCCGGAAACGACGATGCCGGTTTCTTCGACCTTTTCGGTTTCGTTCTCAGCCATTTTTCCTTCTCCTGTTCCAGTGAATTTACCTAGCTCGCCAGTCCGCCCGGCACCCGTTCTAGCCGAGTGCCGGGCGGGTGGCTTTCCTACCGCAGCGCCTAGGCGGTCAGGTCAACAACGCACAGGTTGGAGGGCTTGCGGATCAGCTGCACCGCGCGAAGCTCCGCACGGATGTAGGTGAGGTTGCGCTGTGCGTAATCCTTGTGCTGGTTGAAAGCAAGGATGGAGAGGGCTTCAAGCAGGAGCAGCTGCACCTGCCGGAAGTCACCGACGAGCGCCTGCCCCACGGCGATCTTCTGCGAGGCGATGCGCTCGAAGCCCCACGCGGTGCGGGGCCCGGTGTTGAAGGGGCCGTTGCCGAGGTAGCGGCCGGTCGAGTCTTTCAGCAGGTCCCACGCCTCGTCGTCGGCCGGGTTCAGGACAACGGCCTGAATGTTGGCGCCGGAAGTGGTGCGGAGTTTGGTGATCGACTTGCGGATGGTCGTCGGCACGTCGGTAACGAACGCCTGCTGCAGCACGCCCGAGGTAGCGAGAATACCCGCCGGTTCGTCGGCCGTGCCGGCGCCGTTCAGGATGATGTCCTCAATTTTGATGTCGAGGTTCTCGGTGAGCAGGGAATCGATCAGCGCAGAAATCACGCCGTCGTCGGACAGCTCTTGGTTGGTCACTTCCACGCCGTCAGCGTAGGTGTACGCCTTCGCTTCGGCCGTGTTCGTGGTCAGCGTGGAGAGCGGCTTCACACCACCCGTGGTGCCGACGCCTGCGGTGTTCGCGGCTTCCGCGACGATCGCGGCGTTGTTCGTCTTGGTGACGACCTGCCGGTACTGGAACCACGGCAGGTTCGTCCGCCCGCGGGTAATGAGGTCGAGCAGGGTGCGCTCGGGGCGGTAGGTCTGGTCGATGATGCCGGTTTCCCGCACTGCCCGGGCGTTGCCCGTAGCCACCGTGTCCAGCGCTGCCTTGCGCACCAGCCGCGAGGGGCCGATGTTCTTGGCAGTGATGTTGATGGGGGTGCCTTCGCCGCTGCCGTCGTTCACGCCCATGTTGGGGTTGGCTGCCTTGAACGTGGTGTATGCCGGGCTGTTGACGAAGCGCTCGCCAATGCTGCCCGTCATGGGTGCGCCGGCGCCGTCCTTCTGCACCGGGGCCGGGTCGCCGCCCTGATCTTCGCCGCCACCGAGGCCGGCCAGCGCTGCAGCTGCGGTAGCCTGCTTGGCGATCACGGTCTGGACTTCACCAATTTCCTCGACGCACTTTACCGCGCGGTCGGATTCCTCAGCGGTCAGGCTGCCAGCCTGCGCCTTCGTGGTCAGTTCCTTGGCCTCTGCCCGGAGCGCTGCCAGTTTTTCCTTGGGGTTCACTTTCTTCTCCCGTTATTCGATGGTGGAAAGCACGAGCAGCGCTCGTACATTGTGGTCGAGGCCGCTGGTGGGCGGGGCGATTTCCTCGGAAGTCTTGGTTGCCGGCGCGGCGATCTTTTCAGCATCCGAGGCCGTTTCTGCCTTGTCCACTGCGTCGATTACCTCGTTCAGCCCGTCACGTATTGTTTTCAGTGTAGCGACATGCTTGCTTGCAAGCACGCGCCCTTCCTTGCGAGTCAGCAGCGCACCACTTAGACTGCCGTCCGATTTGACCGAAAGAAGCTCGGTTTCGGCGTTCGCGCCCTTGAAGCAGGGGCCCGCTTCCCACAGGTCCATTTCGTAAATGTGGTAGGCGTCGTCCGCCGGCGCATCAGCACCTTCGGCTTTTTCGAGGTACCCGCCCGAGACGACTTCCCCGGACACGGAGAACTCGACCACGGCGCCCTTTTTCATCAGCTGATAGACCCGGGCCGCCTTCGCGGATTCCTCGATGTCCAGCAGCCCGGTAAGCTGCAGCCCGGCGTCGGTTTCCTCGGCCTTGGTGTACACACCAAGGAAGCTGTCGATGTCGTACCACTGGTGCGACCACACAACCGGGATGGACTTACCATCGACGGTTTTCTGCGCAAGGGTCTTGGTGTACGCGCCGGGCTCCATGATGTCGCCCTGAGAATCCTTGTTCCCGAACACCGAGACGAGCGCAGTGAACTCGCCCGGGGCGCCGCCCTCGACCGCCTGCGCCTTGGCGGTGAATTTCTTCTGAATCACTTTCCCAGCCACAGCCGGCCTCCTATACGTCGAACTCAACACCGCAGGTACACCCTGCGGATTCATCTGCCGGCAGGGAAGCATCGCCCGGCCACTTCGCGCCGTTCGAGAACTCCTTGTCGATCGGCACGGTTTCCCCGTCCATGGCAGCGTGAGAAGGCCGGGGGTTGCCCGACTGCACCAGCCACGTCTTGGTTTTCAGCCCGGATGCTTTGGCTGCGTCGTGCCCACCAAACCCGGATGCTGCTACGACCGCGGTAGCCGCCCACGCCTTCGCGCTGCTGCCCTGCGCTACCTCGAACGCCGCAGCCGCATCATGCTCCGGGTCGTCGTCGTCCTCGTAGTCGTTCACAAGTGCAACAAGCCCGGCGTTGATGCCGTGCGCGGTAGTGCCTCCCATGGCGGCTAGGTAGCCGTCCATCACTTCCGCGCTCCAACCGTCAGCGCCGGGATTGTTGGCCTGTAGAACCTTGCGGGCGGACGCGAGCGCCGCCGCCTGCAGCGGGTCAGCAATGGCCGCAGCCATTTCGCCGTCCCACTGCTTGTGAAAAGCGTCGGCCTCCACCTTGCCGCGGGTGGCCTTCGCCTGTGCCTTCATGACGCCCGTGATAGCCGCCTCCATGGTTGCCCGCTGCTGTGCCGGGGTAGATTTCCGCACGGGTGCGCCCGGCAGGGTCTTGGCCTTCGCGGGCGCGGACGCGGCCGGCAGGGGCCCGGCGTTCTGGCTTCCGCTGTCCGCCGGCGATGCCTGCTCGCCGCCGCCCCTAGCCACGTTCAGGGGGGTGATGATTTCGTCCGTGCCCTCCTTGTAGGGCAGGTTCAGGCGGGCCCGGGCCTCGGCCACAGACATCACGGGGCCGCCTGAACCTGCCCTAC